TCTGCTACGTGGCGGATGACCAGACGGTCGCCCTGACGCCCATCGCTTCCGGTGTGAGCGTGGCGGGTCGCGTCTGGGGCGTCGACTCCACACGCGGTGTGCTGGTGGAGATCCTCCGGCCCCTGTCGCAGGGCGGCAACCTGCTCGCTTCGCGCACCCTCCCGGCGCACGTCAGCAACGACGTGATCCTCACCACGGCGCTCGCGATCTCGGGGTCCATCTTCGATATCGCGACCACGGCTGCGAACAGCACCGTGACGCTGCCGGCCGCCGCAACCGAAGGGACGGACATCACGTTCGTCGCGGACGGCACCAAGAACGGCCACACGGTCCAATACCGCGACGCCACGGGCCCCGTGAATCTCACCACGGCCCTCACCGCGAGCAAGCGCCACGTGGTGCGAGCCGTCTACCTCAACGGGCTCTGGAACGCCAGCGCCTACATCAGCCCGTGATCGGCGCTGAGAAAGGGAACTGATCATGGGACAACTGACCCCACAAATCCTGCTCGGCGTCGAAGACCGCATGAGCATCCTGTCCGAAGAGGGCTTCGCGTTTCGCTCGCGGAATCTCTGGTGGAACCAGGTGGCGACCGAGCGCAGCAGCACCGGACGCCGCGAGTTCTTGCAGTGGTTCATCAACAACGTGATGATCCGCGACCTCGGCAAGAGCGCCGGCAACCTGTCCTACTCGGACCTGGCAGCCGTCTACACCGAGATCGAGAACAAGTTCGCTGGCGAGGGCTTCAAGATCTCCAAGGCGGAGCTTGAGGACTCGGACGGCGGCGGCATGAACGCGGCTGCGGCATGGGCCAAGGGCATCGGCGCGTACGCGGCCTACTGGCCTCAGAAGCAGGTCGCGCACGTGCTCAAGAACGGGCACACCGCGAGCCTCTACACCGGGTATGACGGCAAGGCGCTCTTCGCGAGCGATCACCCGCTGAACCCAGCCGACACCAGTGTGGGCACCTTCGCGAACATCCTGACGGGTTCCGCGTCGGGCATCTTCCCGGGCGCTTGCCCCATCCAGGAGGGCGTCACCGCTGACGTCGCCCTCACGAACCTGGCGAAGGTCCAGGCCTACATCGAGAGCATCGCGGCCCCGAACGGCGCCGACCCGCGCGGCCTCACGGGCGTCAAGATCCTGTGCGGTCCGAAGCTCTTCCCGCGCGTGGTGCAGCTGACCAACGCGAAGATCCTCGCGCAGGCGGCGGCGACGGGCGGCGGCGGCGCTGACGTCGAGGCCCTGATCGAGTCGCTCGGCTACGGGCAGCCCGTCAAGGTCCCCGAGTTGGCTGGCTTCGAGTCGGACACCACGTATTTCGTGGTGGCCGATGGTGTGGCTCCGACCGAGATCGGGCCGATCGTCTACCAGAACCGCGAGCCCTTCCGCATGGACTCTTACGGCCCGATGACCGAGGCCGAGCTCGGAAAGCGCCAGGAGTTCGAGTGGCAGATGCACGGCCGCAACGTGGCCGCCGCGGGCCACCCGTTCCTCATCTTCAAGGTCCAGGCGACCTGACCTGACCCCACGCGGGCGCTGCTTCGGTGGCGCTCGCGTGGCCGTGCTCTGACCTCTCCCGACTCACCATGGCTTCCTACCTCACAACCGCCGAGTTCAAGACGCGCACGCTCATTCCGGGCGAGTTCGTCGATGCTATCGAGGACGTGGATGCGGGTTGGACGCTCATCCAGTTGGAAGAGGCCAGCGCATGGATCGACTCGCGCTTGCGCAAGCGGTACGCGGCTCCGTTCTCTGCGCCCTACCCGGTGCAGGTGCTTTCGTGGCTCACGCGCCTCGTCACCGTCCGCTGCAACCTCAAGCGCGGCGTGGATGCGACGGATGAGCAGTTCCTCAGCATCCAGCAAGACGCCGCCGACGCCAAGGCCGAGATCCTCGACGCGTCCAACGGCGACGCGGGTCTCTTCGACCTGCCGCTTCGCAGCGACACCACCGCCACCGGCATCAGCAAGGGCGGGCCCTTCGGCTACTCGGAGCAGAGCCCATACGTGGGCTTCACGATGCAGGCTCGCACGGGTCGCGAGGAAGACCGCAACGGGAGGGGCACGTGAGCGGCTTCACCCAGTTGGACAAGATGATCGGCCGGCTTGACCTGCTGATCGACATGCCCGGCGAGTGCGTGGACGAGGCGGCGAAGGTCGTCGAGGCCGAGCTATCGAAGACGCTCGCGGCGGGCGAGGCGCCAGACGGCACCGCGTGGGCACCGCGCAAGGAAGATGGCAAGCGCGCGCTCAAGGACGCCCGCAGCAAGGTCCGCGTGGGCTCGGTGGGCAGCGTGGTGATCGTGCGCCTGACCGATCGGCCGACCGTATTGCACCACCTCGGCGCCGGGCGCGGTGGCGTGCAGCGCCAGGTCATCCCGATCGACGTGGTCCCGCCGCGCATGGAAGCGGCCATCAACAAGGCGATCGCGAAGGTCGGCAGGAAGCACGGGTTCAGTCATGGCTGACCTCGCGTTGCTGGACCTCTACGACCTCGTCGAGGCGCGCTTCACGTCCGAGGCGACGCCTTGCACGCTGCTCTTCGGTTGGGACGAGAGCCCCAAGCAACTCCGGGGCCCGCGCATCGTGATGGTGCCCGGCGACGATGGCGCGACCGCGTTCAATGGCGCGCTCCCAGTGCGCCAGCCGGGCCGCAACCCGCGCCCGCTCGGCACGCTCGCCGAGTTGTTCCACATCGTGGTCAGCGCCTCGGACGCAGCGGCCCCAGAGAACGACCGCTCGCAGTACACCGCGTGCCGGCTGCTCTTCGATGCCTGGTACCGCGCGGCGACTCTCGCGGTGGGCATCCGAATGGTGTTCATCTCGGCCTCGTGGATGGTGGAGCGCACGGTCCGTCGCGCAGGCGCGGCGCTCGTCGCCACGTTCACGATCGAGGCCATGATCCCCGACTCGGCGCTGCTCGAGACCGACTTCCAGGCGCGTGGACTCTTCGACGCGTTCATGCTCGACGCCGAGCAGTCGTTCCAGACCAAGGCCGACTACCCCGACGCTGACGCCGTGGCCGTGGCCAACGTCACACGCTCGGGCACGCAGACGATCGACGGCGTGGCACTCGGCGACGGTGACCGCGTGCTGCTGACGGGGCAGGCCCTGCCCGCGCAGAACGGGCTCTACACGGTCGCGGCAGGCGCATGGGCGCGCACAGACGACACGCTCGTGGCCGACATGCTCGTCACCGTGTCGGGCGGCTCGCTCTCGCCCTCTCTCTACCGGCTCGACACGGCCGGGACCATCACCCCTGACACCACGCCTCAGACGTGGGGCCGCATCACTCCGGCGTAAGGACCACCGATCATGTCTCAGCCCAGCGTAAACACCACTCAGCTCGACGGCGCGATCGGCGTCCTGCCGCCGTCCAGCGGGCGCCTCTACGCGCTCGTCGGGGCGTGCAGCTCGGGTACGGCGAACACCCCCGCGACCTATGCGCGCGTCGCCAACCTGACCGGCGCGCTCGGCGATGGCCCGCTCGTCGAGGCTGCCGCCCGCCACATCCAGAAGACCGGCAGCCCGGTCGTGGTCGTGAAGACCGCCGCGGCCACCAACGTCGGTGCGTACGGCACGTTGGCGAGCACGGCGACCGGCACCAGCGTGGTCACCGTCGTCACCGGCACGCAGCCGCGCGACGACTATGACTTCATCCTGACGTTCGTCACGGGCGGCACGCGCGGCACGGCAGGCGCCACGTACAAGTACAGCTTGGACGGGGGCAACAACTACAGCGCGACCATCGCGCTCGGCGTGGACACCAGCGTCACCACCGCGGTAGGCAACGTGGGCCTCGCCTTCGGCGCGGGAACCTTCGTGGCCGGCGACACGCACACCGTGCGCACCACGGCGCCGCGCTGGGATGACACCGAACTACTCGCGGCGCTCAACGCGCTGAAGGCGTCGGCGGTCTCCTGGGAGATGGTCTACGTGGTGGGCGACACGGGCGCGACGAGCGCGGGCGTGATCGAGACCTGGGCACAGGGCCTCGCCACGGCCGGCAAGAACCGCAACTGGATCGCGAACACGCGCCTCCCGACGGCTGGCGAGTCCGAGGCAACGTACCTGAGCAGCCTCAACACGGCGTTCCTCAGCTTCACCACGCTGTTCGGCACGCTCTGCGCTGGCGCGTGCGACATGATCTCGAGCGTCTCCGGGCGCAACTACCGGCGCCCCATCGCGCACGTGGTGGGCTCGCAGATCGCCAGCGTCTCCGAAGAGGTGGACGTCTCCGCGATCAACGTGGGTGCCTTGGCTGGCGTCCAGATTCGCGACTCGGCCGGCAACGTCCGGCACCACGACGAGAGCGTGAACCCCGGTCTCGATGACGCGCGCTTCACCGTGCTGCGCACGTGGGACCTCGAGCCGGGCGTGTTCGTCAACAACCCCCGGATCTTCTCGTCCACGACGTCGGACTTCCAGTTCGTCCAGCACCGCCGCGTGTTCAACATCGCGCTCGACGCCGTGCAGGCCTTCCTTCGCCGCCGTCTCTCGCTGCCCGTGCGCGTGAACCCGGTGACCGGCTTCATCCTCGAGGCCGAGGCCCGGGAGATCGAGCTCGGCGCCGAGGCCGCGGTGGGCGCGGTGCTCCGGCCGAAGCCCAAGGCGTCGGGGTGGTCCGTGGTGCTCTCGCGCACGGACAACATTCTGAGCACGGGCACGCTCACCGGCGACCTCCGCGTGGTGCCGCTCGCCTACATCAAGACGATCACCCTGACGGCTGGCTTCTCGAACCCTGCTCTCGCGCAGGCCACCGCGTGATGGAGACCTGACCCATGGCAGACACACAGCGCATCAACGGTTTCGTCCCCTCCTGGGGGGACATCTACGTCAAGGTCGACTCGGAGCGCTACTACGGCATCGGGGAGATCGCGTACGGCGACACACGCGTCCGCAGCAAGCTCTACGGGATGGCTCGCCATCACGCTCCGCGCGGCCGCACCTCGGGCAAGTACGAGGTCGACGAGGCCACCATGAAGATGGACCTCCTGGCGGCCGGCGCGCTTCGTGAGGCTCTCGCCTCGAAGGCCGCGGACGGCAAGTCGTACGGCAGCGTCACCTTCGAGGTGGTGGTGCAGTACGAGGACAGCCAAGGCAACGTCCGCACGGACACGCTCGCCGAGTGCTGCATCACGAAGATGGCCGTCTCGCACTCCGAGGGCCCGGACGCGCTCATGGAAGACGTGAGCATGGACGTCATGAGCATCGACCGCGACGGGCTCACGCTCTACGACAAGACCGAGGTGGCGCCGTGAGTGCTGCTCCGGTGGTGGACGAAGTGGCCGCGCTCCGGGCCAAGTTGGCAGCGGCGCGCGCGCCTCGTGACCAGAAGCAAGCGGCTCTCGAGCGCGAGTCCGAGATCGCGCGACTCACGCAGGAGATCGCGGACGAGCCCGCCATCGCTGACGCGGTGGACAAGCACGGCGCGGTGGGTGACGGCATCGCCATCCTGCGCACGCCCGAGGGTGCCGTGGTCGTCAAGCGCCCGCAGCAAGCCGTGTGGCGCCGCTTCAGCGACACGAAGAACACGGACGGTCCTGCGGTCTACAAGCTCGTGCGCGGGTGCGTGGTGTACCCGAGCCTCGAGCGCCTGGAAGCCATCATCGAGAAGCGCCCCGCGGCACTCGAGCAACTCGGCGGGCTGATCTCCGAACTGGCGATCGCGAGGGATGCAGATCTCGCGGGAAAATAAGCGCGCTGCGGCGGGAGGCGCTGGCGTCGCCTGCGGTGCTTGCTCCGTGCCTTCTGGCCGCGCTCCACGACCCCAATGTCGACGAAGGAGTCCCCGCGTACGTCGGGGCGATGCTGGTAGCTGAGTTCATCGAAGACCTGCGCAAGCTGCGCAAGGCCTACACGCAAGAGAAATGAGGCATGGCAGATACGGCGAAGTTTGAGATCTCCCTAGACGACGGCGTGAGTGGTCCCGCGAAGACCGCCAAGTCGGCACTGGGCGATCTGCGCCAGCAGCTTGACCGCTCTCGCGGTGAGTTGGCGTCCATGAATCGCGCCATGCGGGAGATGAAGGCGGGCGGCGACACGGCAAGCGCCGGCTTCGTGGAGTTGAAGGCCAAGATCGAGGCGCAGAAGGCCAGCGTTGCGAGCGCCACGGCGAAGTACGTCGAGTTGGGTGGCTCGTTCCGCAAGGTCACGCCCGAGGCCAAGAAGGCCGGCGATGTGCTCGGAGAGCTTGGCACGAAGGCCGGAGGCGTGGGCGTCCCGATGGGCAGCGCGGCAGGCTCGATGGCCCGGGTTGCGGCGCTCGCGGGCGGCGTCGTGGCTGGCGTGATGGCCGTGGGCGCGGCGCTCATCGCGGTGGCCGGTGCTGCGCTCGCTGCGGGGGCTGCGCTGGCGGTCTACGGCATCCGCGCGGCCGACGCGCGCCGTAGCGAGGGGCTCCGCTTGGAGGGCCTCACGCGGCTTCGCAGGGGCATGGGCCAGACGGCCGGCGTCGCCAGCGAGATGCAGAGCGCGATCGACCGGGTGAGCGACTCCAGCAGCGCCAGCCGGGGCACGCTGGAAGGCTACGCCTCGCGGCTCCATCGGCTCGGCCTGCGCGGTGGCAACTTCACGGCGGCGCTGGAGGGCATGGCCATCCGAGGCGAAGTGCTGGGCGACCGCTACGCGCAGAGCTTCGCGGGCATGGCTGCCGCTGCGGCGCGCTCGGGGCGGTCCGTCCGCGCGCTGGCGGATGACGTCAAGGCGCGACTCGGCGACCTCGCTTCCCAGAAGCTTCAGGCGCTCGACGTGCAGACGCGCAAGTGGAGCGAGAACATGGACGCGCTCTTCCGCAACGTGAAGATCGACGGCTTCCTGAAGCTCATGACCGCGTTCGTGAAGACGTTCTCTCAGGCGAGCGTCACCGGGCGCGCGATGGGCGGGATCTTGGAGCGTCTCTTCGAGCCGTTCAACGCTGGCGCGAACCGCAGCGTCGGCACCATGCGGCGCTTCATGGAGAAGCTCGTCTTTCACGCGCTCGGTATCGAGTTGGCGTGGGAGAACATGAAGAACGGCGTGCTCTCGGCCATCACCGCGATGAACGATCGGGGCATCACCCTTGAGGGCACGTGGCGCGCGATTGGAGCCGGCGTCCGATGGATGGCTGACCCCATCCTCGCGCTTCTGCCGCTCATGGAGTTCACGCTCGATTCCATGGTCGTTGTTGCCAGGCAAGCGGCTCGCGGGGTGCTGGTTGCGTTCGACATCGGCGAGCGACTCGTGAAGGCGTGGCGCGCGTTCGATGGCCGTGCAGTGGCTCGCAACCTGATCAACGGGCTCGTCATCGGCATCATCACCGGGACCGTCCAGGTGGTGCAGGCCGTCACGACGATGGCGGCGGCGACCACGGGCGCGCTTCGGGAGGCACTCCAGATCAAGAGCCCCTCGCGCGTGTTCGCTGGGCTCGGGCGCGAGATCCCGCGCGGCCTCGCGGTGGGCATCGATGCCGGCACGGAGGCCGCTGAGGCGAGCGTCGCCAACATGATCGACGTGTCCACCGGGGACGTGTCCACGGGCGGCGGTGCGGTGGCGAGCCAGCAGCGCGCGAGCATCACCATTGGAGCCATCACGATCCAGACGGCGGCGACCGATGCGGACGGCATCGCGCAAGACCTCGGCGCGCGACTCGCCAGCATGTTCGAGGGCCTCGTCATCATGCGAGGGGAGCCCGCGTCATGAGCTTCCAGCCGCTGACACAGCCGGTGGACCACATCACCCTTGCGGGCCAGCGCTCGCCGGGCGTGGCTGACCTCACGGATACGCTCTCGGACAGCGACATTCAGGAGCGCAAGGGCTACGGGCTCGGGGGCGCGTATGCGGTCTACAAGGGCCTCAAGATCGCCTACCCGAAGGTCACGATCAAGCTGGTCACAAGCCAGCATTGGGACGACTGGCACGCGTGGCGCCCGCTCATCGCGCGCCCCCCGACCGGCCGACGCCCGCGCGCGCTCGACATCTGGCACCCCATCCTAGAGGACCTCGGCATCACGTCCGTTCTGGTCAAGAGCTACACGCAGCCGACGCAGACCGGCGACGGCGAGTGGTCCGTGGTGATCACGTTCGTGGAATACCGGCGCCCGACGCGCGCGCTCGTGACCCCGGACGGCTCCGACACGGAGCCGATGACCCCCGGCGAGCTCGCCATCACCGCGCGCGAGGCTGAGATCCGCGACGTACGCAGGCGTAACCAGCAGATGGCGGGTCGGGCCCTATGAGCGTCGCATCCATCAACGGCGAGTTCTGCGAGCGGGTGCGTGTGTGCGTGCCGCAGCACGGCGCCTGGTACGCCGACGTGGTCATGCTGGCCAACCCGTCGCTCTCAGGCAGCGTGACGCTCACCATCGGCACGCGCGACCACGTGGGTACCGTCTACGAGTTCGGAACGCGGGGAGAGCAGTCCTTCGCGCGCATCGTGGCCGGTGCCGGCGCATGGGGCACCCTGCTGCCCGCCAAGGACTACCACAACGACGCGGGCGTGAAGCGCAAGCTGCTGGCGGAAGACGCCGCGCGCGGAGCCGGCGAGACGCTGGAGACCATCACCGACGCGACCGCCATCGGCACGCACTACGTGAGGCGCACGGGCCCGGCATCGCGCACGCTCGAGGCGGCGTTCGGAGCCTGGCACGTCGGCTTCGACGGCGTCACCCGCATTGGCGAGCGACCCACGAGCAACCCGGCTGCGGGCAGCTACATCGTTGAGGACGCCGAGCCCGAGAACGCGCGCGCCACCCTGACCATGGAGGACGTTGCGAGCGTCACCATCGGCTCCGTGCTGAGTGAGGGCCTCGACACGCCGATCACCGTGCGCGACATGGAGATCGAGATCACGTCCGACATCGCCGTGGTGCGCGTGTGGGGCGGCGGCTCGGCGTCCGGCATGGACCGGCTCGGCGACGCCATGCGGACGCTCATCGGGCGCGCGACCGAGGTCAAGATCTGGGGCAAGCGCACGTACCGCGTCTCCGAGATGGACGGCGACCGCGTGAAGCTGCAAGCCATCAACCGCTCGGCCGAACTGCCCGACATCCTGCCGGTGTCCATGTTCCCGGGCGTCGCTGGCGTACACGCTGCGTTGACCCCCGGCGCGACCGTGGCCGTGGAGTTCCTGGACGGCGACCCCGCGCGCCCCGTGGTGACCGGCTTCGTCGGCAAGGACGGGACGGGCTTCGTGCCCGTCAACCTCACGTTCGATGCGAGCGGCGAGATCAAGATGGGCGCGAACGCGACGCAGTTCGTGGCGCTGGCCAACGACGTCCTGACCGAGTTGCAGAGCATCAAGACGTCTCACGACGCGCACACGCACCCCTACACAAACGTCGCGGCACCGGCCACCACATCGGTCCCCACCGCCCCCATGCCCGCGCCCAGCAGCGTGGCCGCAGTCCTGGTGAAGGCCGAATGACCGACACCGTGCGAGACGCGATCGCGGCAAGCCTCCTGCTAGAGACGCGCATCGTCGCGGACCCCGTCGAGCCGTACGGCTACGGGTCCGACGTGTCGTGCGTCTCCGACGTTGACGCGGGCGTGCTGGAGCTGTCCGGGAGCGACCCGCTCGTGGTCGCGCAGGCTCTCGTGCGCCGGCTCGACACGCCGCGCGGCTCCATGCCCGATGACCCGAGCTACGGCATCTCGCTGCGGTCCTACCTGAGCGCGGGCACCACGACCACGGACATCCAGCGGCTCGCGGGCGTCATCCGCAACGAGCTGGTCAAAGACGACCGCGTCGAGTCGCTCTCGGTCACGGTCACGCCGTCCACCACGGGCGACGCGCTCACCGTGCTGCTGAGCATCACCCCGGCCGACTCCGGGATCCCGTTCACCATGACCCTCGCTGTGACGTCGGGCGCCGTGCTGCTGGAGGCCATCTCATGACGACCACGCTCGAGACCCTCACGACACCGCTCACGGTCGCCGAGATCAAGACGGCCATCTACGACACGATGGCCGCGAACGGGGTGGACACGACCGGCTGGAAGCCTGGCGCCGTGGTCCGCACAATGGTCGCAGGCGTCGCCATCATCCTGGCTGCATTCTCGGCGCTGATCGCGCTACTGGCTCGCTCCGGGTTCCTCTCGCTCAGCGAGGGCGAGTGGCTCACGCTCGTGGCCCGCTACGTCTACGACACGGAGCGCATCACGGCGACCTTCGCGACGGGCACCGTCACGATCGACAACGCCAGCGGCAACATCTACGCGATCGATCCGGGCGACCTGATCCTGCTGAACACGGCCACGGGCGCGACGTACCGCAACACCGCGCTCGTGAACATCGGGAGCATGGAGACGGGCGTCGAGGTGGCCGTGCAAGCCGACATCGAAGGATCGGGCGGCACCGCTGCGGCGGGTGCGATCGATGACTTCGTGACCACGTTCCTCGGGCTCAGCGTCACGAATGACGCGGCTCTCGTTGGCACTGACGCCGAGCTCGACCCGGCCCTCCGCACGCGAGCCGAATCGGCGACTGGCGCGCTCTCCCCCAATGGCCCAGCCGACGCGTACCGCTACTTCGCCACGTCGGCGGTGCGTGCTGCGACCGGCGAGGCCATCGGCGTCACGCGCATCAAGGTCACACCGGACGGCTCGGGCGGAATCGCGGTCGTGGTCGCCACGGGCTCGGGCGGCGTGACTGGCACAGCAGGCGACCCCGCGACGGACCTAGGCGCCGTGCATGCCGCGATGGAGACCAACGCGGTCCCGCTCGGGATCACGCTCACCACCACGAGCGCCACGGCCGCGGCGGTTGCTGTCACCGCGACGGCGTGGATCGACGAGAGCCTAGCCAACACGGACGCGGCGCTGGAGACTGCCGTCTCTGCCGCCCTGACGTCGCTCCTGGCCACCATGCCCATTGGCGGCGTGGTCATCTCGCCCGCTGACGGCAAGGTCTACAAGCAAGCGCTGGAGGGCGCCGTGTCCCGCGTGTTCGGCGCGTCGCTGGTCAACCTGAGCATGGGCACGCCGGCTGGCGACACGACGCTCACCGGCTCTCAGGCGCCCGTAGCGGGAACGCTCACCCTCACCATCACGCGGGTGCCCGTCTGATGCCGTGGACGCTTCCATATCCTCTCGGCGGGTTGGCCTCGGGCCAGCGGTACCGCTACGAGTCGTGGATCCTTCGCGTGGTCCCGCCGTGGCTGCGGCGCACGAACGGCGGCGCCATGCTGCGGGCCATCGGGGCCGTCGCGGATGCGCTGGAAGACCGCGCTGTGGCTGGCGTGCGACTGCGCTTCCCCTACGAGGACGAAGACGCGCTGGCCATCCAGGGCCGTGAGAAGCGTATCGTGCGCGGGCCCGGCGAAGAGCCCACCGTCTACGCCGGCCGCGTGCAGGCGTGGCGCCAGGCTCACCAGAAGCGCGGCAGCGTCTACGCGCTCTTGGAGCAGTGGCGCGCGTACCTCGCAGACGCCCCCCGCGCCGTGGACGTGCTTTACCACTCGGGCACGCTCTACAAGCTGTATGAGAACGTCGGCTTGCCCATCGATCGCGCGATCATCTCGTGGTCTCCCGAGGGCACGCAGTGGGCGCAGGCGTGGTGCTTCCTCTTCGAGGATGCGGACCCCGGCGTCATCACCGCGGCGGAAGATGCGGCACTGAGCGCCATCCCGCGCCTGTGGAACGCGGCGCACATGCTTCCGCTTCACGTGATTCTCACGTGGCCCGGCGCGGCGCTGTGGGAGTACCCGGTTGACGGGCTGACCTGGACCGAAGATGCGGCCCTCTACACGTGGGACGACGTCCCGCACACGGTGATCTGATGCCAGCTAACCTCACAGACGCGAACGCATTCACCAGCCCCGTGCAAGTGCCAGCGGGCTCCGATCCGCGCGCGCTCACGTACCTGCTTACCGCGTTTCAGGCGCTCGCGAACCGTACGCACTACCTGAACAAGCTGGCCAATGATGTGACAGAGCGGACCTTCGTGGTCTCGCCGCATCAAGCGCAGTTCACGGGCGGGTGGTCGCGGGGCAACCTGTCGCTGGATTCGACCGCCAACGACGCCGTGCTCTACCTGCATCTCGATTTCCTGCCGCACGGTTCGGTGCTCAAGCGCGTTCGGGCGCTGGTCAATCCCGGTAGCTCAAACACCATGAGCATGGATATCCGCTACCGCGTGCTCGACTTCGCTGGACCAAGCGAGGGCACTGATACGGGCGTGGAACTTGGGCTTGTCACGTCGGGGACTGCGGTTCAAGCGCTCACCACCACGCTACTGAGTGAGACGATCGACCGCGTTGGCGGCAAGAACTACGTGGCCGTGATCACGGCCAGCAGCAGCGGCGGGTCATCTCCTGACACGCTGTGGGGCTTCCAGATCGTGGCGGACATCGCCGGAATCGGGGCATTCTGATGGGACTCACGGTTCTACCCAAGGTCGGCGCTGGCGAGAACCTCGGGCCAGTCAAGCAAGACACCCCGCTCGACTACCCGGATGTTCTGCGCGACATCCTCGCAGCCGAGCACAACGTGGCCATGGCCGCGCTAGAGGGACTCGGCGCCGAAGTCGGGCTCCACGACGGGAGCACGCCGGGCAGCCTAGTGGAGCGCGTGACGGCGCTCGAGGGCGGCGGTGGCGGTGGAGGCGGCGACGTCGTTGGCCCCGCGTCTGCCGTGAACAACAACCTGGTGGCGTTCGACACCACCACGGGCAAGCTGGTCAAGGACAGCGGCATCGCCGCATCCGCCATCACCTCGGCAGCATCCGCTGCCAGCTCCGCGCAGACCACGGCGAACGGCGCGATCCAGGGGCCGGGAAGCTCAACGGATAGCAACATCGTCGCATTCTCAGGGACCACCGGAAAGGCAGCGGGTGACAGCGGTGTCCCCGTGTCGCTCGTCCTCGTCGGCGCGCTCGGCGCTGGCGTGAACACGGTCTCGGCGACGCCGGCCACGGCGGTGGACGGAGGCAACCGCTTTCACAGCATCATCGACACCACCGCAGTGGGCGGTGACGTGACGATCAACATTCCGCACACGCTGACGGCTCAGGTCTCCTTCGACTTCAGGGTCAAGGGATCTCACGGCCTGATCCTGAATCCCACGGGCGGCATCGCGCTGACCTACCACGGGGCAGCCGCGGGCACGATTACGGGTGATGGGGTGGTCGCTCGTGTGGTCGTCGAGAGCGCGACCGTGGGGCATGTCTACGTGTTCCCGGTGGGTGTCACGGTGGAAGCGCTTGATGCCCTCTATCCACTCGTGCAGACCGCGCACACGGCCAGCACCAAGACCCTCGCGGCCGGCGATGCGGGTGACATCATCCCGCTGAACGGCGCGAGTAACGCGATCGCGATCACCATCCCGCACACCCTCTTCGCGGCGGGTGGAACGGGGCGCGCGTGGTCGTGCGGCTTCTACGTGACGTCAGTCGCGGGCGGCGCGATCACCTTCGCTGGATCTGGCGGCATCGTGATCAAGTACTTCGGCAAGAAGCCCTCGGCCACGGCCATCGTTGCCGGTGACACCATCTTCGTCACCGTGGTCAGCGCGACGCTGGCGCACGTCTGGATCAGCGCGGAGATCCCATGATGATGTTCGGTCAGGGCGTCATGGCGACGACAGGTTCGCGGCTCACCCTGCCGACCACGAACCTGCTCGCGGCTTACGACGCGCGCGCAGGCGTGACCAACGACGGCTCCGGCCTGTGCTCCGCATGGGCAGACCAGAGCGGCAACGGCTTCAACGCGACGCAGGGCACGGCCGGCTCGCGCCCCGCGATCAGTTCCACGGGCGGGCTTGCGAGCCTGTTGTTCAACGGAACATCTCATCAACTTTTTACCCCAGCGATCACTGCGACCACTGGAGTAAAAACGATATACGTCGTCAGCAAGCAGACGTCCGTCCCGACGAACTACCGAACTATTTTCAGCCCTTCTACGCAGCTTTTCGGAGTTGTGCCGAGCGTCGGCATCTATGGGATGTACGACGGTACCGCGAGAGGTTCGGGCATCACGTCCACGACGAATCTAACGCGCCTCGCGTTTGAGACGCTTTATGCAGCGTCTACTGCGCGGACGTGGGTGAACGGCGTTGCTGGTACCGCGCACGCGTGGACTGGGACCGGAGCTATACCGCTTGGATCGATCGGCGCGTTCAATCGCGGCAGTGACTTTTTCGCGGGCCACATCCTCGCGCTGTACATCTACGGCGCCGCGCGAGACACAGCGGTCGAAGCCTACATCACGCAGGAGTGGGGCGTATGAAGTTCACCGGCACGGAGCAGGAATGCGCGGAGATCATCGCGCAGTTGGACGCGGCCCACGGCTACCCGCGCGGGTACACGCAGGCCGACCTCGACTCGGGCGTGATCTCGCGCGTCGGCGGCGGGATCCACGTCCCGCTAGACCAGATCCGCACGGAGACGATCTCGCAGCCGCAGGCCGTTCGCGTGGACGCAGACGGGCGCCCGGTCGACGGGGAGCGAGTGGCGCACCTTCCGCCGCTGGACGCACCGAACGTCGCGCGTGTCGCTCGCGCTCGCGTGCTGCGCCTGCTCAACCGGGGCAGCAAAGAGGCACTCGTCGCGGTGCCGGGCATCGGAGCCACGCGTGCGGACGCCATCATCGCGCGGCGGGCAACGGGCCGCATGGTCTCGATCGAGGACCTGCGCGCGGCGCTCCCCGCTGCTGCGGTGCAGGCGCTGCGGGACTACGCGCTGACGAAGATCGGCGACGAGGACGAGGCGGTGGCCGCGCGTGCCGCTGCTGGAAAGGCCAAGACGTGAAGAAGTTGCCGCCCCTCTTGCTGCTGGTCCTCGCCTCGTGCGCGCCGCCCTGGCAGGGCTCACCCATCGAGCCCGGCTCCCCCGAGTGGACGTGGCTCGCCGAGGTCGACGACCTGGCGGCCGACTGGCGCGCGGACCCCGCGCTGCCGAGCATCGACACGCCGCGCTGCGCCGATCAGCTCGCTCACCTCGAGGTGCGCACCGCGACGGAGGCGGAGTGGATCGACCAGCTCCGCTTGTGCCCGCGCATGCCTGACGGGTGCTCGACCAGCTGCGGCCGCGTCGAGAGCACCTGCGCCACTGGCACGGTGAACTGGACCACGGGCCCGCCACGCATCTACCTGAGCCCGGGCGAGAGCGCCGACGGGCACGGCGTCACCGTGCGCCACGAGACGGCCCACGTGCTCTCGTGGTGCGTCGGGCGGGGCATCGACTACGGGCACTCGCACCAGGACGTGTGGGGGCCGCAGGGCGTCGTGTGGCGCCGGGAGGATGGGACGTGACCGACCCCGTACAGACCACGCAGCAGACCAGCGCCGTGGTGGACTCAGCCGGCGGGCCGGGCGGCCTCATCGGCATGATCCTCGGCGCGCTGACCGTACTCGGCGGGCTGTGGCGC